ATAATTCCTTGTTACTTTGCTACCCAGCCAGTGTTGGTGCCAGCGCCTGATTCTTTCACATACACGGACGTGCCTGCGCCGCCGCTTTTGTTGAGGTACAGGTCGCCGGGGTTGCCAACAAGCACGCTGTTGGGGCTACCAAAACCAGACTGAATGAGCGCCCCGCCTACAGAAACAATAGCACCAAACGGGGCTGATTCTGGTGGCTGCAATTGCATATCCCACAGGGTCTTTTGCATCTCAGCCAAGTTGTCTACGGATGCCCCGCCGGACGGGCTAACCTGCACGTCATCCAGCGAAACGGCACTGTTGCCGCCGCCCGCGATGTCGTAAATGTTGACGAAAAACCGATACCACTCACGCGCCATTAGCCCCGTGCGCTTGTCGATAAAATCAACACGCGGGGCAGGTATCTGAGTGACGTTAGGGGGGTTCTCAGCCATTGGTGCCGTCTACCGCAAGTTCAGCACCCATGATGACCATTTTGACGGGGTCAGTGCCGCTGAGTTCGTAGACACGGTCGCGCAGCTTGATGGTCATGCCGAGCCGCCGCCAAATGGCACGGGTAGCGTAGCCGCCAATCCCGCCAATGCTGACCCAGCGTTCGTTGGACCAAGTGTGACCGCCGTCGTCCGAGAAGCGCAGCATGACCTGGGGAGCAGACCCCTGCCCGGTCAGCAGCCCTACGCCCGTCTCGCAGTCCAACTGCAGGGAGTGGTGGGTAGTGCGCTTCAGGTCGTTTTGCCCCGTAGGGATGGCACGCCATGAGCGCAGCCACTTCTGCGGAACGCCGTTGTCGGCATAGACGGACAGGTCAAGGACGTACACGCTGCCGTTCTCGTAGTCGCCAACGTGCGGGACGTTGTTAAACGCCGCTTGGCAATTGCTGCGGTGCCGCACAAAGTCGCCGTTCAAGAACCCAGCACGCTCGTGCCATGAGTTGACGGCTACATCGTACACCCACGTCTTGCCCGCAGTCGGGAAGGTCAGCACATAAAATGCGTGGCCCTCTTGCTGATATGTATAAGCAACGGCGTCCGAAATAGTGCCGTAAGACTGGATGGCGTACTCAATTGCATGAGTAGAAACGCGCTGTCCCGTGTATCCGTTGGCGCGGTAGACAATTCCCTGCCCGCGAGCGTCAGCACCCAGCCAGAAGATGCCATTGTCCAGCTTGGCAACCGAGTATGGGGCGACACATCCGATTTCATTGAAAGCGCCCTGAATGCGGGTCAGCGGAAAGTCCGCCTCGCCCGAGTTGTACCAAACTTCCGTGGAGTCCGTGCCGAACAGCCACAGTTCGCGGTGGTCCACGATGAGCGACACCAACCCGTCAGGCGAGCCTTCAGCGGACGCAAAGTCCAGCGGGTCTACTGACAGGCCGTCCAGCAGGGAGGTAATCCACACCGTCTGGCTGTTGGGCTGGTTGAATACAAAGTAGCCGTCGAGGTAGCCGACGTTTACCGCGCCCTCAAAGTCAGGGTCGGTAATCTGGGCAAACACGTCGGTGTTGTAGTTGTAGATGAACCCGTCAGGGTTGCAGGCGATAAACAACTGAGTGCCGTTGTCCGCCATGCTCACAGGGCCAGTGCCGGTCACCGTGCCTTTCAGGGTAGCAACGTAGCCGGAGGTCATCTGGTAGAAGCCCGTACCCGAGACGACGTACAGGTAGCCGCTGTGCGACCACATCCCACGGATAGGGCCGGTGCCTACGGTAGCCACTAGGCGCAAGCCAGGCGCACGGTTTAGGAAGCCGGGTTCCTTACCGCCTTCAGGCACGGCTTCTGGGAAAAGGTTGATGCAGCGGTTGTCGGCGGCGTTAACCGACCGAGCAGTATATGCTGCCCCGAGGATGGGAGTTTTCATGGTTGACACCACGCGACTTGTTTAATATTATTCAAGTCATGGACACCAATCAAATGACCCAAGCGCGTTTGCGGGAACTTGTGAACTACGCTGCTGACACCGGCATTTTTACATGGAAAAAGCCGCGCCGCCGTTGTCGCTCGGGCGACAAAACCGGATGCCGTATGAGAAACGGGTACATTTGCATCCGATTGGATGACATCTTGTACACGGCGCACAGGCTTGCGTGGCTGTACGTTCATGGTGCTTGGCCCGCGCATCAACTTGACCATATTAACGGTGACCGTGCTGACAACCGAATTGCCAATTTGCGCGAGGCAACGAACGCCCAAAACGCACAGAACCGCAAACGCAAGGACAACAAAAGCGGCTTTCCGGGCGTACGCGCAGAGAACAGCAAATGGCTTGCCGAAATCAAGGTTAATTACAAGCCCATTCGAATTGGCCTGTACGCCACGCCCGAAGAAGCGCATGAGGCGTACTTGAAGGCAAAACACGACTTGCATCCGTTCAGCCAACATTAAAAATTTCCAGCGTAAATTGAGAACCGCTGCCTGGTTCCCACGATGCTGTACGGGATGGACATGACATCGCCCGGATTGTTGATGCGCTTCAGGTTTCGCTTGCTGGTCATCGCAATGCGCTGCACCTGCGGCGAGGGTTCTACGCCAAACTCAGGTGCAAGTTCGCAGGCAAGGTTGTAGCGAAACGCACGCAGGTAACCCGGTGGGAAGGCAAGTGACGTACCCAAGGCAGCGGGCTGCGTCAGCGGGGACACCGAAACAAAGTGCCACTCCAGCGCACGGGTTGGCACTGGGTAGATGTACATATCAATGTTGGGGTAGTTGGTGTTTACCCATATCACCTGCGGGTACGAGGACGTTACGGTCTTGACCGCAATACCGTCGTACTGCTGCTGGTTGATGATTTTGATGCCGTACGAGATGCCCGAGGACGGGTCAATAAAATAAGTGCTGTCGTCCAACTCAATAGGACGGTCACCAACGAAGTCACCCGTAGGGCCAAGCGACTGGTTAATCTGCCCAGCAGGCCAAGTAAACACTTGGTCTTGCGTGGTGAAGATAGACAGGCGTTCCGTAGACCACGAGTCAATCATCTGCTGCATGGCGACAAGGGCATCCGCGCCGGTAGCGGCGGAGGGCGTCTCACCTTCAGCAAGCATCCCCAGCAGGCGCAGGGAGCCGTTAATGATGTCGCTGGCGGTGACTGCGGCAGGACTGCCGGAAAGTACGATGGGCATTACTGTTTCTCCGTGCGCTTAAGCCAAGCATCAATTGCCTCACGCGGCGCACTTGGAAACCACGAGACATACGTGCCGCAATCCATGCCGACCGCTACGTTCTGCCAGTATATGAGGTTTTCGTTAGCCATCTTAGTTCCTTGCAACCGATGCACGCCACGCGTAAGAAAACCCGCCCGTGTTGGCGTTCAAGTTTACGGTGAATTGCGTTGACGTAATGTTGCTAATCCAAACAGAAGTAACGCCGGAGCCTGCTGCGTTGGCGGTTTGCGTGATGCTGATACCAGAAGCGGTTGGCGTTAACCCAAGTCCGTGCGTAACAACTTGAGTTGTGTTTCCAGCAGTTACGGTTCCAGACCCAGCATTGACTGTTACCAGCCCAACAGGATTGCTGATAATTGCGATATCAGTGCCGCTAGAAGTGTTTAGCAAAGCACCCGTTGCGTTTCCAGAAAACGACCCGCTTATAACGCGAATCTTGTCCACTGCGCCGTTGATTGCTAGTCCGTACCCAGTGCCAGACCTTCCGTTACCGTTTGCCCCATTTGCGGTTGACCCAAACTCGCAATTTACAAAATGGACATTTTGTGGCGCGCTTGAGCCAGGGTCATATAGTTCAACACCGTGAGAGTTGTTGTTGATGGCAAAGCAGTTGTTAAAGAACAAACTTTGCGAGTATTGAGTAGTGACAATAAACCCGTTGGCAAACGTGTTTGCCGCAGTGCTTTTTTGAGTACCGCCCCAGCACGATGTCCAAGTTGAGTTTTTGGAATCGGCAATTAGCCAGTTATACGAACCACTGGTGTCGCCTATGCAAGAAACAAAAAAGTTATTTTTGTTGATTGCAGACGCTGGCGTTGTTGAGGACAAATACCAAGCACTAGAGTTGTTTCCGTAAGCAGAACATCCCTTGAAGTACCCGCCTTCAGATGAGTCCAGCACGAACCCATGTGCGCCGTTAGCGTCACTGCGGCAATCGGTTACATAGATATCAAGGCTAGACTGAAATGTAACCCCATTCTCTAAACAGCTCTGTGCGCGAACGCCATACACATTGAACTGCGAGCAGCCGACAAATTGAATGCCTTTGTACAAGGCAGCTGGGAAACTCTGAAACCACGAATCTTCAACAAAAAACTGAGCGACCTTGTTGAAGAGAACGCCAGATTGACCAAGAACGCCCACGACGCCGGATGCAGACCCAAACCGCAATCCGCGAATTCCGCCGCCATAAATTGTGGTAACGCCATCCCCGTAAGTTATAGCGGGCGCATTGGTTGAGGCGTTAAGAATGACAGCGGCGTTTTCCCCAACACCTTGGAGAAAAATGTAACTGTACGGAATCTGGACGCCCGTAACCTTGTAGTTACCCGCCGGAAAAGTTAGCGTTCCGCCAGTGGCAGATAGCGCAGTAACGGCTGCCTGAATGGCAGCAGTGTCATCGGTAGTGCCATCACCAACGGCACCGTAGTTCTTAACAGAAACAATGCCTGCATCAACGGGGTCAAACAACAGCACGTCATACGTCGTCTGGGACGCAAGGCCGGTGGCGACTACCTGTACGTTGTACCGCCCGTTGGCGGCGTAGAAGGCAAACTCGCCCTCGGCGTCGGACAGCAGTGCGCCTGGGGGAATGACTGTGACGCCGTTGTCGGAATAGATGGTGGCGAGGGTTGCCGTACCAAAGATGTAGACCGCAATGGAAGCACCAGCGACCGCATTACCTTTGAGGTCTTGAATGGAGTTCTGGTACTTCTGCACGGTTAGCCCTCGGCGGTCTTGGGAGGTCGTCCTCGACGGCGAGCAGCAAGCTCATTCACAACCGGAGCCGCCTCGGTAGGCGTGTCGGGATTGTACCGCGACCAGCCGTTGTTTTCATCCTCCACAGCCTCGACTTCGCTGATAGCGACTTTTCTGCCGTGGTCGGGGTGGGATAGGTAGATGACCATAAAGGGTCAGGGGGCCGAAGCCCCCTTTCCCAGTGCCGTTAGGCAATGCGGTACAGCGTGTACGCGCCATCACCCGTCTTGCGGGCGCGGAAGAGCGCCGACGTAACGGTTGCAGCGGTCAGCGTGCCGACGATGGTCCAGCCGGTGCCAGCCGCGAGGGTCAGCGTGCTGCCCGCCGTGTTGACAAAGCTGACTTCAAAGCCGGAATCGACCTTGCCATTCGTCAGCACGGCTTCCAGCAGCGCCACGGTAGGCAGCGTCTGGGTGCCGGGCGTACCCGAGCAGACCACGATGCCCGAGAGCAACTGGGCAGCCGTGAGCGTGCCAGCAGCGGAAACCGCAGCCGGAGTGCCCTGAACGAGAAGGACGGGTTCGCTGACGTTGCCGTCCGTGACCTGATAACCACCACCAACTTGGGGAAGTGCCATTGAAAATACTCCTAAACTTGCTAATTTCTGTATAGATGCGTAACCCCGGCTGTTACACCGGGGTCACGGCAGGGCTGTTAGCCCCACATCCGAGCGGCACCAGCCGGACGGATAACCGAGTAGCCGTACAGCACGTCGATACGGCAGGGCATACGGTCGTTGTTGATGTCGTACTGACGCACGACGCGCAACGAAATACCGTTATGCACCTGACGCGACGCCATGTCCACGCCCTGCGGGAGCAGGAGGTCGGCAGTGGCGAACGTGATGGCGTCCTTCTGATAGACCAGGTTCTGGGCGTAGCCCGTGCTGGCGGAACCGAGGACCGTCACGGCGGCGTTGTCAGCCGGGAAGGCGTTGATGGTCGCCAAGGCGCTAGCCGAGGTGTACATGGCGGGGGAAACCGACACGCTGGACCATGCGCCCGAGGACGCGGTGGCGAGGGCCGTCACCGTGAACTGCTGCAGCGAGCCGGTGGACTGACGGGTCTGCGGGTTGACCGAGAACACGCCAGCGATGGTGAACACGTCACCAACCGCAAACGTGGCCGAACCCGAGTCGCCGTCAATCGCCAGCGTGGTGGCACCCTGCGTGGTGACCGCGCCGTTGACCAGCAGCGTGGCGGTAGCCGAACGCGAGCCGGTGGTGTGGCTCAGGATGGACTGCGACATATTGATTTCGTCGTAGCCCAACACGCCTTCGCCCATCATGCCGCTCTTGAACTGCTTGCTGATGGTCGCCTGCGGGTTGAAAAGACCCTTCAAGCCTTCCACGAGGCCAGCGTTGGCAGCGGGGTTAACCGTCGCGTAGCGCAGGTTCATCGGAGCAGCCTGCTCGTTGAGCTTCTGGTGAGCCGCCAGCAGGACCGCCGACGTACCAGGAGTCGTGCCGGGGGTGCCAACCGACTGGTAGATGCCCTTGTAGGCATTTGCCACGTCAGCGTCCACGGAAGCAGCCAACTGGCTGATACGCGGCTTAAGCACGCGGTCAGCGAAGTCGTCCAACTGCATGGTCAGCTCAGCCGACGTGAAGTTCACGCCAATGTGCTTCTGGTTCGACACGGCAAGCGTGGTGAACTGCTCGTTGTCGTCCTGCACCTGCAGAGCGGCACCGTCAGTGACCAGAGCGCGGTCCGGCAGACGGATACGCAGGGTCGAGCCAATCTTGGCACCTTCCACGGCGAACGAGTCGTCGTAGGCGCGGTTGACGTTGCGGGTAAGGACAAGGTTGTTCTCGAAGATTTCGAGTGCCTTGCGGGTAATCATATCAATCGTCAGTAATGCGTTACTCATTATACATCTCCGGTAATTTTGGCAGCATTACTAACCATTGATATGCTGCCTAGGTTGTAGCGGGTTATCGGCGCTGCGCTTCCCACTTAGCAATCTGTCGACGCCGTTCAGCCTCAATCCATTCCGACGTACTCATGGTCTTTACAGACCGAGGGTCGGTGGTGTCGTAGGCCGGGGCTTTAGTCCCTCGGGCGGTAACAGGTGCAATCGGCGGTGGCGCAGAAGTTGAGCGTTTGACCGGCGGGTTGGACAGCAGTTTTGCCTCCAGCCTACCAATCTCCTTTGCCTGCAGGAACGGCGGCAGGTCGGCAATCTTCGATGCTTCTGCGGGGTTGGAACCGAGGTAGTAGGCTACGTCAGGACCAACTTCAGAAGACCGAATGGTGTCAGCCATCACCTGCGTGATTCGGACATGGTCCCCGTATGCGACTTGCTTAAAGTCTGCATAGCGTTCGGTCGCCACTTCCTCACGTTCGTGATAAGCCGACAGGGTCTCGACCTGCATTCGCTGCATTTCACGCTGCTGAACCAGTTCGTGCGCCCGCTTGTACGCCAACGCTTCCGCGTAGGCATCCGGCGACTCAAACTGCTCCATCGGCGGGACTTCCAGCGGCTGCTGCGGTACGGCTTGCGCCGCCTGCATGGCCTGTTCCCTTGCCCACTTACGCTGCTCTCTTGCGAGACGCTTGCTGATGGCGGCGTCCAAATCCTCCTGAGTGAAGGTCTTGGGCGTAACTTCAGCCTCCGGCGTTTCAACTACTGCGGTCTCAGGGGATGCCGTGGCCACCTGTTCCGGCGCGGGTTCAGCCGCTACAACTTCAACATCTGACATGGTGATTCCTGAGAATCCCTGGTGTAACGCACCAGTACGTTTAGAATCAGTCTACTCCGCACTACAGCGAAGTCAATACTAGGCAGCACAAGCCACCCACAGCCCCGCCTAGGGCCGTTGCGGCGAAGTCCTTAACGTCGGGCGTGCCATGACCGCGCTTGTCCCAGACCTCCTTACCTGCGCCCAGCAAGGCAGCCGTGCAGATAGCGAACCACAGGCCGAGGGGGTACAGCGTGGCAGCCATTGCCCAGCCCCACCAAAAATGGGCTTGCTTGTCGATGGCGAACTTCACAGCGGCTCCTGAACCATCAGCAGCCCCAGCCTGCTGAACGCCACAAACGGCTCCTGCGCGGTCACATCGGCAGCGGCGTAGACGGCATTCACCTGCGCCTGCGTGACGGTCATCCCGCCAGCGATGCAAAGGTCGTAGCAAGCCACCGGGTCACCCGGCGTGCTGCCTGTCTGCACCCAGTCGCCGTTCTCGTCCTGCTCCCACACCTGCTCGGGAACGAGCATGGCAAATTCGGGCGAGATTAGCCCGGTGCTGACGTAGTGCGTGGCAGGCGCGTTGCCCGTCGCAGACAAGCCCGTGAGCCACATATTCTGCCCGCCCGTAGGCGAGAGAGTCGCGGCGATGTCGCGAGCCAGCGGGGTGGTGGCTGCTGTGCAGATGAGACTGCGAAATGCCCAGTCAGCCATTAGTAGGCTCCCGTCTTGGAGTTTACGAACGCCTCAGTGCTGGCGAGTTCCGACGCGCTCAGGGCCTTGCCGCAGACGATGAGTTGGTAGATGTTGCCATTTAGCGGAAGCGTTGCGTTGTTACGGCGACCGATGTTCAGCGGATAGTTGCCGTAGTTGCCAGTGCCTTGAGTGGCAGTGCTTGTTGCGACCTGCGACCCATTTACGCGCAGCGCCAACGATGGAGTTGAAATATCAGACACCATCGAAACAACATTCGTGATTGGCGCTACATAAACGCCAGTCCCAGTCCCTGCGGCAGCGGAAACGGTTCCCTTTGACGCGGCGTAATATGTGTTTAGTCCCCCGCTCACAATCGGCGCAAACAGATTAACTGCGCCGTTGTTGGAGTTGAGGTCTGCCGACAGCTCGTAAACCAATGAGTTTGCAGCATCGCTGTTTTTTGTGATGCCAACGCACGCGAACATCGCATCCGTCGCAGTAAAGTCGATGCTGCCGGTACTCAGCGAATCGTCTGTAATTAGCGCAAGGTACGGCAAGAACCCCGCCGTCGCGTAGTCCGTCGCCGCAGCGATGCGCTGGTAGGTGCCTGCGGAGGAGCCGGTGCGGAGGTCGGCGCCCCAGATGTACAGACCGGAAGTGCCGTCGCCGGTAAGGGTTGGATAGCGTGTTTCAGTCCCTGTAATGATAGGCATCAGCCAAACAGTTGATGCACCAGCAAGCGTGCTAGTGATGGTGCAGCGATACCATCCATTGCCTACCGATGTAATGGTAGGCGAGCCACCAGAGTTTTGACTGACGGAGCCTGCGCCCGTGAGGTTAAAGTTTGCGTAATCTGACCCGCTGCCCCACAGCATTTGCAGATAGTTGTATCCACCTGCCTTTGCGTACACAGAAAAAGTGTTTATTCCGGCTAAAGCAGCAGAAGCGACACTGTTGACTGAGTGAGTTACAAATCCTGCTGTTGGAATCAACAAATCAGCCGTAGTTGTTCCATCAGGTGCAACCGCGGCATTTACCCATGCAGGAGTGCCAGTCGTATTAAGACCCGTTTTAGACCACGCCGCATTATCAAACTGCTCACTGTACGTCAGCAGGTTGTACCGCGCCCGCAGCACAGGGCGGGAGGCTGCGGTGGCTTGCGAGGCGTGGTTGCCGGGTGCGCGAGCCAGCGAAACGCTATCTACCTGATAGGCGTCGGCAGTACCGCAAGTCATACGAATTTCGTCAAAACTTCCAGATGCGGTGACGATGCCGCTGCCAAACGTAAGCGTTGAGCTGCCGATGGAAATTGCGCTACCGACTATGCTGCCAGCGTTGTA